AATATTTAAAAGTTTTAAATATTGATGATGATGATGACATATATACTTGGAATAGGTTTATGGGGGCATATTACTATAATGATTGGGATAATTATCATTATGAAGAGGATTGGGATGAAGGGTATATCATAAGAGATATTGGACCTGAAAATGTAAATTTAGTTAAAAACATATTATCACTTACTAACCCTACTTTAAATTTTGACGTAAATGATGAGGATAGTTGTCAAAAAGTTTCAAAATACCTTTCTAAACGATTTGATGATATGGATTATATCGTAAGTAGTTTTGCTGAATTAACTGAAGAATGTAAAAATAGAGCAGTTAAAGATGTTTTATTATCTGAAACAAAAAGTCCTTTTCGTAAATTTGGTATTTCAGAAGAATATGGTAGAAGATTTAAAACAACCGTTAACGTTTTATTACATTGGTATGAAAACTTAGATGTGAAAGAGGCTGAGTTAGAAGAGTTGTTACAGACCTTAGTATTGAGGTACGATAAAACAGACAGAGGTGGTTGGTATGAGTTAGAACATAATGTTTGGTGTGATGATTTTGATATGGAATATTTTCATAGGGAATCTAAAAGAGTATTAGAAAATATTTTAGAAAAAATAGAAGATGAAATCTCTGAAAATACTGATCTTGAGGAAATAAATAATCTATATAACAAAGTTGATAGTTTAGGTGGTTTTAAGAGATGGATTAATATTGAAGAAAAAAAGGCTGAGGTTTATTTTAAAGATTTCGATGCAAAAAAAGGAATTTTAACTTTCTATTATAGAAGTCCTGATACTGGTAAAGCAACTGAGGAAAGATCGGTTAAAAATATGGAGGAGTTAAATTTATCTTTATATCATCCTGAATTATTTGAAGAAATTAAAAAAATCAAGAATATTATTTTGTAATTGATAATTAATTCCCATATCTTTGTAAAATGGAAAGAGATTATGATTTACTTAAAGAGGTACTATCCGTACCTTCTAAAACCTATCAAGAAGATTTGTTAATACAATTTATTTGTGATTGGTTGGATAAAAACAATATAGATTATTATGTGGATGATCTGTATAATATCTATGCAACAAAACAAACCGATGAAAATATTGAATATTTCCCTTGTGTTGTTGCACACACAGATACGGTCCATAACATCGATACAATCAACGTTAAGGAAGAAATGTTACCTGATGCTCAAGGAAACGTTAAACTGTCTCTAAAGGCCTATAACGACAAAGGGAACCCAACTGGAATCGGGGGAGATGACAAATGTGGTGTTTATGGTTGTTTAGAATTACTTAGGGAATTACCAAACTTAAAGGCCGCTTTTTTTGTTGCCGAGGAAACAGGGTGTAAAGGATCTTTTAATGCGGACCCATCTTTCTTCAAAAATGTTGGTTATGTAATTCAGTTTGATGCCCCTGAAAATAATATGATATCAGAATTTTTAATGAATAAACCTATGTTTAACAGAGATAGTGAGTTTTTTAACGTTGGGGGTAAATTGATTACCGAACATTTTCCTGGGGATACAAAATATCATAGACACCCTTATACCGATATCTACCCTTTAAATCAGAATTTTGGTTTATCATGTTTTAACATATCTATTGGTTATTACAATTACCACACAAAAAACGAATATGTTGTTATTGATGATACGTATAATGGAATTAAGGTTGGTAAGTTAATGATTGATCAACTTGGTTATACCAAACATTAATAAAAAAGGAGGGTTTTAATCCTCCTTTTTCTTTCTACCTTTTTTTGGTTTATTATCCACGTCTACATTAATTTTTATTTCCTCATCAGAAACACTTAATTTATAATCAACACCTTCCAAAACTTCATTAGTTAATATTTTTTCGGATATAAGATCCTCTATTTTATTTTGGATTGCTCGTTTAATTGGCCTTGCACCATATTGTTCATCAAACCCAACTTTACTAATTAAATCAATAACAGAATCTTCATAAGAAACTTTATATTTCATAGATGTTAGTCTACTTATTAGTTTGTCAATTTCAAGTTTAACAATCTTATCGATATGATCTTTCTTTAGGGAATTAAAAATTATAACATCATCTATCCTGTTTAAAAATTCAGGAGCAAAAAACTTACTTAATTCTTTTTTAAGGATGTCTCTTTTATATTCTTCTTGAACCTCATCACTATTGTTGTTTGTTTTAAATCCAACACCACTTCCAAAGTCCTGTATTTTTCTAACACCAATATTTGATGTCATAATAATTAAACAATTTTTGAAATTAATCTTTCTACCTAATCCATCGGTTAAGTGTCCATCATCAAGCATTTGTAGTAAAGTTGAGAATACGTCTTTATTGGCTTTTTCAATCTCATCAAATAGAATAACAGAGTATGGTTTATTCTTAACTTGTTCCGTTAATTGACCACCTTCTTCGTGACCAACATATCCTGGAGGAGAACCAATAAGTCTTGATATGGTGTGTTTTTCTTGATATTCGGACATATCAACACGAATCAAACTATCTTCACTACCAAATATTTCTTTTGCCAATTTTTTAGCTAAGAAAGTCTTACCAACACCCGTTGACCCTAAAAATATGAATGACCCTATAGGTCTATTTGGATCTTTAATACCAACCCTATTTCTTCTTATTGATTTTGATATCTTACCAACCGCCTCTTCTTGACCAATAACATTTTTATTTAAAGTAGACTCAAGATTAACTAATGAGTTTTTCTCATCAATATTAATTTTACTCACAGGTATTTTAGTCATGTTTGAAACTACCTCATAAATTAAATCTTCGGGAATACCTCGCTTACTATTTTTTAAATTATCCTCAAATTTTTTCTTTTCTTCATCTAATTTTAAAAGAATACTTCTTTCTCTATCTCTAAGTTCAGCGGCCTGCTCATAGTTTTGTTTTTTTATAACGTTTGCCTTTTCTTTTTTAATTTCTTGGGCTTCTAATTTTAATTTCTCAATTTCTTCAGGTAATTTAACATCAATCTGCATTCTAGACCCAACCTCATCTAAAATATCAAAAGCTTTATCAGGGAATTCACGATCTGTAATATATCTATCAGCCAACTCAACACATAACCAAAGGGATTCGTCAGTATAGTTAACTTTATGATGTTCTTCATACTTACCTTTACTTTGTTGTAAAATTTGAAATGTTTCCTCTTTTGTTGATGGATCAACTATTACTTTTTGGAATCTTCTTTCTAAAGCGCCATCCTTTTCAAAATGTTTTCTGTATTCATCAAGGGTTGTTGCCCCAATACACTGAATCTCGCCTCTAGATAATGCTGGTTTAAATATGTTAGATGCGTCAAGGGATCCAGAACTATTTCCCGCACCAACCATTGTGTGTATTTCATCAATAAATAAAATAATGTTGGGGGTGTTTTGGAGTTCTTCTATGATTACCTTCATACGTTCCTCAAACTGACCCCTATATTTTGTACCGGCAACTATGGAATTTATATCCAAAGAAACAATTCTTTTATCCGCTAAATTTTTTGGGCAATCTCCACCGTAAATCATCATTGCCAATCCTTCAACAATTGCGGTTTTTCCCGCCCCTGGTTCACCAATAATAATTGGGTTATTCTTTTTTCTTCTTGATAGAACTTGAGCAATTCTAAAAATTTCCTTTTCTCTACCAATAACAGGATCCAATTTACCTAACTCCGCAAGTTTAATCAAATCTTTACTAAAATTATCTAAAACAGGAGTACCACTTTCACCTTTCTTTTTGTTTTTTTCACCATCATCTACAAAGTCTAACATATATAAATTTTTATTTAAATTTAATTATAACAGAAGTAGTAGTCAATACTTGTCTTTTTGTCAGTATGTGGTATTATTTACTGACAAAATGTCATATTTTTATAAATGGCATAATATTGATAAATAAAATCAACAAAATAAACTTTAAAAAAATAATAATATGTTTAATTGGAATGAATTTGATAAAATTTTTAATGAAATGTTTTCATTTAAGAGTGGTATTAATTTAAATGACAAAAACTGGGAAAAGAAAACCTATAAAACACAAGATGGGACTTATTCTATAACCTATTTTACAAAAAATAATTCTAAAAATAGTAATTTTAATGAAATAGAGTTGTTAAAAAACAAATTAGAAATCGCAATCGAGGATCAAGATTTTGAATCTGCCGTAGAATTAAGAGATAAAATTAAAAGCCTTGAAGATAATCAAGAAAAAATTTCTGAATTACAGTTAAAATTAGATGAGTGTGTTAAAAACCAAGATTTTGAAGGGGCTATAGAGTATAGGGATCAGATAAAATCATTAAAATAAAATGTCCACCGAAAGGTGGATTTTTTATTTATACATACTTATTTTAAAAATAAAAAATATGGCTATAATAAGAGAAGAAATTAAAGGATCAAAAATTTTAAACGAAATTCAGTCGTCAAATATTGTTAGGACTGAATATGATACAGAAACAAAAAAAATGATCGCCGAGTTTAAAAATGGTATTAAATATGAATATGAGGATGTTCCTCATGTTAAATATACCGAATTTAGAATGTCCCCATCACAAGGAACTTATTTTAATAAAAATATATCTAAAGTTTATAAATACACAAAACTATAATAGTCTAGTATTTATTAATATGAATACTCAAGATATAATTAAAAGTTTTGATGCACAAGAAGAATTAAACCCAAAAATTTGGAGTGAAAAGGATGGAAAATATTCAATGGACCCAAAGGTCAGGGAAAACCTTTTGGAAATTGCAAATCTTTTTATTGATTTTTTGGGGGTTGATGTTTTAATTACAGACATCATTATGATAGGGTCATTAGTTAATTACAATTGGTCAAAATATTCTGATATTGATTTACATATAGTAATAAATTACGGACAGTTTCCTGATAACACAAAAGACTTATATGTGGAGTTTTTTGATTTAAAAAAAGTTGTATTTAACGACAGACACGACATTAAAATTTTTGGGTACGACGTTGAGTGTTTTGTTCAAGATGAGGTAGAGACAACATTTAGTAGTGGAATTTATTCGGTATATTACGATATGTGGGTAAATGAACCAAAAAAAATGGGAACAAAAAATATTGATTTAAATTTAGTAAAGGAAAAAGCGGAACAATGGATGAGAGTTATTGATGGGGTTGTTGATAATTTAAAAGATGAAACACCTGACACAATAAAATCTTTAATTAAAAAATACAAACAAAAATTAAAAAAATTTAGAAATTGCGGTTTAGAAAAAGGAGGAGAATTGTCCGTAGAAAATTTAGTTTTTAAACTATTAAGAAGAAATGGTTATATTGGGAAACTCTATGATATACCAACTGAAGTTGTTGATAAAAAATTATCAATGAACCAATAAATAAATCAAAATTAAAATAATAGTAAAGATCGATATATTTATTTAATAAAATAATTTAATCAAAAAAAATATACTATGGGAGGATTAAAACCTATTGGAAGCGAAAAATTAGGTGGAATGGATAAAATTCGTAGAATTATGGAAATTGCTAACTACAATCATTCATTACCTAATAAAGATATTGTATTAAAATCAACTGAATATAGATTACCTTTGGCTGATGGAAATTCATACGAAATTGTTAAAGAAAGACAAGGTTATATTATAAAAAGAAATATAACAGAATCTTATTCTGATTATATTGAGCCTATGAAAAATAGAAGGTATTATAGATCATATTCTGAGGCCTTAAAAAAATTTAATTTAATGGCTAAAGAATTTAATACATTATATAATAATGATGAAGGTACCAATTTATTTTCCGAACAAAAAAAGTTTAAATTAAAAGTACCAAAACCAAAAGCTGATGTGGCACCTGAAGAGGCCCCTACCTTACCTGAACCCGCTCCGGCACCCGCAACAGAACCCGCTCCGGCACCCGCAACAGAACCCGCAGCTGATCCTTCGGCGGAAGGTGGAGACTCTCTTGACGATCTAATGGGAGGGGGAGAAGAAACGCCACCTGCTGGTGATGAAGAAATGCCAACAGGTGATGAAGAAATGCCAACAGGAGATGAAGAAATGCCAACAGGAGATGAAGAAGAAAGTAAAGGGACAGAAAAAGGTGGTGTATCTTTTAAATTAATTCAAAAATTAACAGGTAAATTATCACAAAAAATAAGAAAATATCTTAATAATGAGGAAATGGACTCTGACGATGTTAAATATATTTTAAATTCTATTATATCCTCATTAGACATTTCAGTTTTAGATGATGATGATGTTGAAGAAATTATAGACCGTTTGGAGGGTGATGAAGAAAATGAAGAGGGTGACGAAGAAGGAGATGAAGGATTAGGAGATGAGGACGAAGGTGACGAAGAAACCCCAAAAGAAGAAGACCCATTAGCAGATTTAGCCGGAGGAGACGAAGGGGAAGTAACTGAATATGGATATAGAAATAGAAATAGAATACAAGTAGGACCTTTAGGTACAAGAACTGATAATATGTTTTCAGAATCTAAAGTAGATAAAATAATTGGTAAATACTTTTCAATTACAGAAGACGAAAAAAAATCATTAAACAATAAAAAAAGATTAAATGAAAATCTTTTAAAAGAAAATGTTATGATTAATGAAATGGAAATTAAAAGATTATCAAGTACTATTTCACAAGAAAGAGCGGCTTTAAAATTTTTAGAAAAAAATCCAAAAGCGTCTTTAATAGGTTCAACAAACAAAAAGAATTTATTATTTAAAGTTGGGTTAAACGAATTTAAAATATCAGCTAACGGAAAAAGAGTATTATGATGTATCTAATTTACATAAATGGGATGGGCCCAAATTATAAAGGAGACAACATTTATGAATTTATATTTTCAGATACTTTAGACGTTTGGGGTGAAAATTGGGAATCAAAACCGTCAAATGGTTATCCATCATCTCCTGACTTTGAATACGTTAAAAAAGTGGGGACATTAATAAACGGAGAAGTAATTTTAGAGTTAGTACAAAACTCCGATGTATTCTCAATGATCGATGCTATGGACGGAGTACTTTCTTTAGGTTGGGAAAAAGAGACAAATGAGATAGATTTTTCAATAACTAAAAGATTGGTCTTCAAGTTTGGGGACACGGAGCAAGATGTAAAAGATAAATTATATGAACGTGATATCGTTCTTGAATTTGAAAAAAAAATAGTGTATGAGAACTAAAAATCATATTTTAACCTTACTTGAAAATGGTTTATCATTTAACACAATAAGTGGTTTAAATGATAATCAAATTAAAGTTTTGTCCGAGAAATTTTCCAAAAAGGAAGAAAATAAAGAGGCTCAAGATATACAAACTAAAATAAGAAGATTTAGTTCTTCTGAAGTTTCTAACGCCAAAACAAAAGGAGAGTCATTACCAGGAGGAAGGGCATTCAAATTAAATGCTGATGGTAGTGTTGATGTTACGTTAGAAGGTGAAATGAGTGAGGATGATACGGTAGATTTTGTAAACGATCCTGACGCAACTGAAGATGGGATGGGAATGTTTGAATCTGAAATGAAAGAAAAATTTGAATCAAAGGCACAACAAGGTTTATTTTGGTCAAAATGTAAAAGCAGTACCGGTAAAACAAAAGAAAAATGGTGTAAGATGGCTAAAGAATTTTCTGATAGTACATCTAAAAAAGATTATAAAAAAATGCCAGATAAAAAACACCCAAAAAAAACGGTTAAAAAAACAAATGAAAATTTAGAAAGATTCTTAGAAGATAAAATCTTAGATATACTGGATGAACACATCAACCCAACTTTTACTAAAGGTAATATGTTAAAAACTATATCGGAAAAATCCAATAAATTTAATTCTATGATTTTGAAAAACCCAAAAAAAATGTCTATGTTTTCTGACGAATCGGGAATTGAAATGAAAAGAATGAAAAAACCAATATCAAATATTTTTTCTTTAGGTGAAGACACAAAAGAAAAAGAAAGAACTAGAGAAAAAGATAGAACTAAAGAAAAGGATAGAAAAAAAGATAATCCATTTAGAGATCCAAATCCCGGTGTTGAGGAACAACCAAAAGCTGGAACAAAAGAAAAAGAAAGAACTAAAGAAAGAGAAAAAACAAAAACACCAACAAGAAGAAAAGGAAATCCTTTTAGGGATCCTAATCCTGATGTGGAGGAAAAACCAAAAGCTAAAATGGAAAAACAACAAAGTAATTTCATTGACGCAATAATGAACGTATTAAATTTTTAATAATGGGACATAAAGAACTTGAAAGATTAATAAGAAGAATAGTTAAAGAGGCTCCTGTTGATTATGGTGACTATCCTGAAAGGATGGACCCAAGAGTACAACAAAAGATTGAGGATCCTGAAAATATTTATGCAAAGAATAGAGGATTTGCGGGTGGTGTTTCAGATGTTGAGAGATTGTCTGGTGACAGATTTAAAGAAATTGTTGATTATGTAAAAAGATATTTTGGAACAGAAAGAAACATAACAGAACCATCGGTTATGTCCGCAATTCAAATGGAACAAATGATGGCAGTTAGACAAGCCATGATGACAGAACCAAGACATAGAGAAAAACTTAGAGATCTTGCGGTTGAAATTGGGGCAAAAGAAGAAGGGTGGATGCCTTACGATACTACAATGGAACAGGCGTTGAGAGATGGTTCTATTAAGAAAAGAAAATCTCGTGATGGAGGAACAATCTATGAATTTGAACTATTAAATATGTTAACCTTTCTTGGTGAACAATCTATAGACCCATCTATTTTTCAGATGAAAGCAAAAGAAAATAAAAAATTACCAATACCTGCTAATTTTTCATTTGATATTGATGAGTTAACTCCTGAAGAGCAAAAACAATTAGAGATTGAAAAAAGAAATATTATAAATGCCTATGTTATGGGTAAGGCGAAAAGAGGCCAATATGGTTACCAAGCATATAAAGATAGGTTAGACGCAATTGATCCTTCATTATATCCTTTATATAATAAAATAATGGGAGCTAATGATTTGATGTATTTTACAAACCAACAACTAATTGAAATGTTAGGCGGTAATGCCGCAGGATCTGCGGGTAAGGCACCTGAACCAAATGATGATGATGAAGATCAAGGTGGTGAATCTGAAGAAAAAGATACTTGGTTTGCAAATGGTTTAATATTCCCTATTCTACTACATGAGGTAGGAAAGGCGTTTAGTATGGTAACCACAAGACAACAATGGAAAGGAATGGATCCTGAAATGGCAAGACAAGTTATTTCCCAAACAGATACAATGGAAAATGAACCAATGAATTTTAGAGTTGGTGCTGAATTAGCAAGAAAAATAAGAACAATGTTACCCGATGAATTAGTTTTAGAACCTTCTGGACGTATTTATATGCCGTTTTTTGAAAAAAACTTATATGAGATTCCCGCAGAAAGATTTTTAAAACAAATTATTGCAAATGTTGTGTCAAATAAAAAAGAAGACAATTTAAAGGCGGTTAAAGAATTTAGAGAAGTTTTTGAAAAGGCTAAAAAAGAATATGAAAAATTTAAGGGTGGGGATGACGATGATGATGAGTATGATTATGATGAAGAAGATGATTTTTCATATTAATAACATTAAATAAAATGAAACCCACCCAAAAGGTGGGTTTTTTTATAATAATACTTTGTGTAGGTATTTATTATAAAAAACTTTATGAGTTTAACTAAAGAACAAATAATGTTAGAATATGTTAGGTGTATGAAAGATACTGAATACGCATTAAAAACATATCTACAAACCTATGATAATACAGTATCAAAATACGTCCCATTACAGTTATTTCCAGATCAAGTATCGTTATTAAAAGATTACGAGGATTATGAAGAAAATATTGCATTAAAATATAGACAGGCCGGAGTATCTACAGTAACCGCCGCTTGGGTATCAAAAAGGTTAGTATTTGCCAAAAAAAATCAACCCGAAAAAATATTAATAATTGCAAACAAACTTGACACATCAATGGAGATGGCTAACAAAATTAGATCCTTTGTTGATCAATGGCCTTCATGGGTTGGTGCAGGATTTTCGGTTGATAAAAATTCGCAAAAACATTACAAATTAACAAATGGTAGTGAGGTTAAGGCGGTTGCAACATCAAAAGATGCCTTACGTGGTTTTACACCAACAATACTTGTGTTTGATGAGGCCGCGTTTATTGAGGCGGATAGCGATTTTTGGGCGGCTTGTATGGCTTCACTTTCTACGGGAGGTAAAGTTATAGTTGTATCAACACCAAATGGTTATGACCCAATATATTATGAAATATATGATCAAGCATTAAAAGGATTTAATAATTTTAAGATTTCTGAAATGTTTTGGTGGAGAGACCCAAGATACGCAAAAGATTTATTCTTGGTACCAACAGATGATTTAGTACATTATCTTTTAAATAAAGACCAACAGGACGAATCAAAACATGTGTCATTTGCGCATATTGATCCTTACGAAAGGAATTACGAGGAAGTTTCAAAATATTTTAAAGATGGATTCAAACCATGTTCAACTTGGTATGAAAAAATGGTTAAGAAATTAAAATATGATAAAAGAAAAATTAACCAAGAATTAAATTGTGAATTTTTAGGTTCAGGAGATAATGTATTTGATAATAAACAATTAGAGGAAATTAAAAATAATACTTTATGTGAACCACAAGGTAAGATGATGGGGAATTCATTATGGTTGTGGAAAGACCCAATACCAGGACATAAGTACATAATGGGTGTTGATGTGTCAAGAGGGGATAGTGAAGATTTTAGTTCAATACAAATTATTGATTTTGATGATAGGGAACAAGTCTTTGAATATGTTGGTAAAATTCCGCCAGACGCTTTAGCCGAAATTGCATACAAATGGGGAATAATGTATTCCGCGTTTATTGTTGTTGATATCACTGGTGGTATGGGTATTACAACAGTTAGAAAATTACAAGAATTGGGTTATAAAAGCCTATACGTTGACGGGGTCGATACCACAAGTATATGGTCAAATACAACAAAGGCAGCGGATAAAATACCCGGAATTAACTTTAATAATAAAAGAGTTCAGATAGTTGCGGCATTTGAGGAGGCGGTAAGACATAAATTTAAAATAAAAAGTGTTAGATTATATAATGAAATGAACACTTTTGTCTACATAAACGGTAGACCTGACCATCAAAGAGGACAACATGATGATTTAATAATGGGTATGTCTATGGCAATATACGTTGGGGAATCTTCATTTTCTAAGTTAGAAAAAGTGGCTGAACAAGCAAAAATAATGTTAGAGTCTTGGACGGTTACGTCAAATGAATCTGTTGCAAGAGAAGCCCATTTTAATCCTGTTTTACCTAACCTAAATGTTAAAAGAGATCATTATGGTAGAGAAATAAATTCTGTAACTAAAGATGATTATATTAAATATAATTGGTTATTCGGTGGTAGATAATATTTATAGTTATGGGTAGTATAAGACGTAAAAAAAGTGGTAAAATAGTAGGTGGATCAAATATGGTTGTCACCGGAGAAGGTATTTTTGCGGTTAAAGTAATAGAACCAACATTTAGAAAAAAAAGTCAATACGACATTAATCAAACAAATATAACCACAACAACCACCATAAAATGATAGGGTATATATATTATATAACACAATAAACTTTATATTAAAAAAATATAAGTTAAATTTTAAACATGGAACAAAATCAAAAAGAACTAACTATTTGGCAAAGATTATCCAAAACCTTTGGACCTAATTCATTATTAGGTATGGATGATCCTGTTTATAAATTTGATAAAAAAGAAATTTTAAAAACAACAGATAAAGCCCAATACGAAAAAGAAAAATTAGAAATACAACAATCTTTATTTTTAAATGACAATTGGAAAAAAATTGAGAATAACCTATATAGTCAGGCGGTTTATTACGAACCAAATAGAATATCCGCCTTTTATGATTATGAGTCAATGGAATACACCCCAGAGATATCAACAGCTTTAGATATATATGCCGAAGAATCAACTACCTCAAATCAAGATGGTTATATTTTACAAGTTTATTCAGAATCAAAAAGAATAAAAAGTATATTAGTTGATTTGTTTAATAACAATTTGGATGTTAATACTAACTTACAAATGTGGGTTAGAAATATGTGTAAATACGGTGATAATTTTGTTTATTTAAAACTTGACCCAGAAAAAGGGGTAACAAGTTGTATGCAATTACCAAACATTGAAATTGAAAGATTGGAGCGTGGGGCGGAAACAAGATCAACTAATACCACACCTTCCACAAAAGAAAAAAATTTAAGGTTTGTTTGGAAAAATAAAGATTTAGAATTTAACACTTGGGAAGTTGCTCATTTTAGATTATTAGGTGATGACAGAAAATTACCATACGGAACATCAATGTTAGAAAAAGCAAGACGTATTTGGAAACAATTAGTTTTGGCTGAAGATGCGATGTTAATTTATAGAACATCGAGAGCTCCTGAAAGACGTGTATTTAAAGTTTATGTTGGTAACATGGATGACAAAGATGTTGAGGCTTATGTACAAAGAGTTGCAAATAAATTTAAAAGAGATCAAGTGGTTGATTCTAAAACTGGTAACGTAGATTTAAGATTTAATCAAATGGCGGTTGACCAAGATTATTTTATTCCTGTTAGAGATGCTCAACAAACAATGCCAATAGAGACTTTAGCGGGAGCTGCAAACTTGTCAGAAATTGCCGATATTGAGTATATTCAAAAGAAACTTTTAACCGCATTAAGAATACCTAAAGCTTATTTAGGGTTTGAAGAACCTGTTGGTGATGGTAAAAATCTTTCATTACTTGATATTAGATTTGCAAGAACAATACATAAAATACAAAAAAGTGTAATTGCAGAATTAAATAAAATAGCAATAATTCATTTATTCTTATTAGGTTTTGAGGATGAATTACAAAATTTCACATTAGGTCTTACAAATCCATCTAAACAGGCGGATCTATTAATGGTTGAGGTTTGGAAGGAAAAAGTTTTATTATATAAAGATATGGTAACTGAAATACCAAACTCATTACAACCAACATCTGCAACTTGGGCCAAAAAACATATATTTGGTTTCTCAGATGAAGAAATTAAAAATGAGTTACAACAAATAAGATTAGAAAGAGCGGTTGCCGCTGAATTGGCTAATACCCCAACAATTATAACACATACAGGTTTCTTTGATACCGTGGATAGATTATATAAAACCCAAACAGGAGGT